GAGACTGAGGTCGAACAGATCCCCCGGGAGTCACAAGGACCCCTTAACGACCGACTTAGATCGTTCTGGACGGCGACTTAGGCTAGCCCCACCATCGAGTGGGTTTACTAGCGGCCTATCCATCGTAAGCCAGTACACCTTCGGAAAGTCATGAGGGTGCACCTTCGGTCAAGTATCTACGAATCTCTTTGATACGTTTAGACTTGATATGAATCCGATCTCTTTCTTTCGTTCTAAATGAACGAACTAAGGGATCAGGCACATAACTCTCATCGATCTCCTCAATGGCATCCTCTAAACAGAGGGTGTTAGAGAGAAGGTGTTGTAAATTCATCACCTTCATTCTCTGAACATTAAGGAGGGTCACAAAAATGTGACCATTTCAATCGATACCGGGATTCGAATTGATTGGTAGATCGCCCCACTTCTCTAATCAGGCTCTGATATCTGTATAACAGAGTTCTGATAAGCGAAGAGACTGATCACTGAGGTTTTTGACCAAAATTCTCTTTTCTCAAAGAGTGAGTTCATCAACCTCCCAGTCCGATCAACGGTTACCCACCCCTGCAAAACAGGGCAGATATTGTTGGTTTGGATATGTGATTATGTCGAGCAAAGCTTCAACTTGTTTTGGTTTTATAGCCTTTAACCAAGGCTGTAAAACTTCAGTAAGAAGAAGTTCTCTACCCGGGGCGTCATTAGGCGCGACAACTCAAGATCTTTCTGACATTGATTTCAGTAGTTGTGGGACTATTGTATAGTCTTTAACAGCTGCTTGAAAGATGTCAGGCGGTATTGGGGAAATTTCTTCTCCATTGATAAAAATTCTTTTAGCAATTTCTGCTGAGAGAGTTTTACCTTTGGAGATTATAGATTTGTTAGGATTTATTTCTACACCTAACATTTCTATAATTTCCTTATACTTGAGCGCTACCCGTTCCTGAAAGATGGCCACGTCATCACCAATTACTATGTAATCACGAAACCGGTTAAATCCGGAGTGATATGCACAGAATTGGATTAGAGCGTGGTGCGTTAGGGCAAAGGCAGCCCATGAGCTTAATAAACCCATAGGTTGCCCCACCTTGTAACGCACTGACTTGTTCAGTTGTTTTATGTGGAAATCTCTTTCCGTC